ATCCATCATAACTAAAGTCATAATGTTTCATTGTGTCTATAAATTCGTATTCGTTAATCGTTTTTTTCATCTTGATATGTGCTAATTAATACTTCTTTAATAATATCTTTTTTATCACTTTCTAATAAGGTATCAATCAAAAACCTTAATTCGTCATATAGATCAGTATTATCAGTATAAAACCAATCAATGTAATTGTCAATCAAATCTTCTTGTGTCTTCATAGTTAAAAGGTAATGTTGTTTTTTATATCCATAAATCTAATTAAATTCAATCCAATTTTATAAGCATCAGAATCTTCATCATAAACTATTTCTTCATCTTCACCATACAATACTTCAAAATCTTCAATACCATCTCCAGGGTAATGCCTTGCAGACGCCCGATATTCAATTCCGTCTAAAATAAAATGTGCATTCAAATAAAATGATGGCACAAACGCCTCTTCAAGAATCAATTCATAGGTTTTTGCTTTTGTCTCCATAGTTTTTTGTTTTATATATTATTACTTATAAATTACTTCATGATTTAATAATTGTGGGATACAATAAGATTCCCATTCCCCATTGTTTATTTTGTCATCAGCATATTCAAGAGCCAAATGCAAAGGGATATTAACATAAGGGCAATTTTCATATATTTCGTTTGGGACATTAGACACAAATACATCGTTATAATAAATTGTTACTAATTCCATAGCTTAGTATTCAAATACACGTCCGTCTTCAGTAAAATAATAATCATTTGCGTCTAAATGTTCTGAGACGTATTCAGGTGTTGTCTGATATTCAAAATCAGCATTGCAGTCTTTTAAAAACGCATCTATACATTCTTCAATATCTTTTGTTTTATTCCAAGGGATCATAAGAGTATAATCCATAGTATAGCCCGTTAAACTTTTATCTAGATTAAATTCATATTCATAATCTACATACTTGTCATTATACTTTATAGTACATTGAGACGTGTTGCCCCAATCAATACTATAATTAGTAATTTCTAAGCCTATTGCCCTAGCCCAAGCAAATAAACTAGCCATAGCATCGTCATTCCATAAGTATTCGTAAGATAAGTACGAATTTTCAATAACTTTTTCTTTTGCCAATTCAGGCAATTCTGAGAATTTGTAAACTTTAACTTCTCTTGTTTCCATAATAAGGTGTTTTAGGTTTTGGTTTGATTAATTCGTTTGATGCAAATGTGGGACGAAAAAATCAATTATCAACACGTTTTATTCACTTTAACAAAACTTTAACACTTTTTTCTGAACTTCCGTTTTAGGGGGTCCTGCATTAAAGGGGGTCCTATATTAAAGAGGGCCTCCTGCATTAAAGAGCCTCCTATATTAAAAAGAAAGGGAGGCAAAAGCCTCCCAGTCTCAACTAAAAATCAACCTACAACCTACCTGATCACATACCTGCCTAAAGACTTACCTTGCACCAGATATTGCAGTCCGTAACGCATAGCATCTAAAAAGTGGTTGAACTTTTGGATTGGCACAGCATTCTTCTCTTGCCAAACGTAGTTGTTAAGCTCTCTCACGATCCCATGAGATGACTTATCTACTATAATTTCATAATCTTGCATCAAAGCAATGCCTGATAAGATACTTCCCTTCTTCTTTATAGCTCCTTTGACGTTCAAATCAAGCGATTTAAGCTCGTGAATCAATCTAGGCTCTGCTGAGTCCATAATTATCAAATCTAGCCCGCAAAACTGCTTATTTTTGTTTGCAATTTGGCTTGTAGTTAGATTTGTGGACGAATAACACTCCCTAACCCATATTTTCTTCTCTTCAGGGTCAACACTTATCTGACAAAGTACAGTAGGGTCAACCGAGAACCCAACGTCTTGACAAAACACGCTTAATTCACGCTCCTGATAGTCTCCAACCCTCCATCTTCTGTAAATAGTACCCTCAGCCTTATTTAACCAACCTCCTAGTATCGCATGTTCGTACTGGTCAGGTCTTTTCTTCTTCATCTCGCTAATCTGCTCCAAGAATGACTCAGATAGATTATCTTTGTTATCCATATATGTTGTATGGACATAAGTAGTATTTCCTTCGTTTCCGTTCCAGCCTTCAGGCACACCAGCACCCTGAAACCATCTCTGATATATCCAATGCTCCTTTGTGGTAGGGTTAAGTATCAAAATACATCTGTTCTGTTTATCTTGCACCCTAACAGATAAATCTATCTTATTAAAGGTGTCTTCGTCAGTTAATTCTTCTGCCTCGTCCAATACAAAGGTTGTAATGCCATTTAGAGACTTCAGGGCGGCAGTTTGATTACCTGATGATGTTCTGATACCCTTAAAGATAATTGAGTTCTTAGTGGTCAGATTTATGATCTCGTCCTTAGTTATCCTAAAGTCTGACTGAACACCCATAAGGTCTATCTTCTCCACGAACTCAGGGATGATAGATGTCTGTGCTGAGGTCATTGTATATCTACTGAACAATATCTTGTGCCCCGCCTCATAAGTCAGGTTCAACAAGAATACTGCAACTCCAAAAGACTTACCTGAACCACGACCTCCAGTAACTACAAAGTACCTACTTGGGTCCTTAAACAGAGATTGATACTTTGGACTTAATTCTATTCTACTCATCTTCTTCTGTTGATTCTATATCAATCGTGTTGTCAGCGGGCTCGTTATTAAAACTAAAGTTGATCACTGGTGCATTCTTAGTTGGTGCAGGACCAACCTCACCTTTCTCTAGATGATCCAAATACATCTTAATAGCATTCAGCTTTATAGAATTACTTTCTTCTGACTTTATTATCTCAGCTAATTGGGTGAAGATACCTGCGGCACCACCCAACTCTTTAATAGCTACATTCTCAGCTATCTTAGGCAATAGCTTCTTCTTAGCCTCGTTCATTCTAGCAGGCTGAGATGTTACCTGCCCTTTTATCTGCACCTTAGACGGAAGACGCTTATTGTTCTTCCTGCCATCGGTGCTTCGTATCTCATTACTCTTCTCCCTTGCCATAGTTCATTTTGTATATTTGTCTGTATGTGTCAAAAATAGCGTCTGTTATGTTGTTCTTATCGTACTTGTACTCTGTCTCCCTAATGTCGTTCCCCCGCCTGATGACTATGCTATATCTACTACCAGTCTTATAATATCTGCCATCAAACAAGGCTTCAACATTGCAGTAAACATATATGTGCTTTGAAAAGCACCAAGACATCTCTTTGGTTGGGTTTGGTGTTTTAGGGTTTCCAAGACGATGCGGTTGTGCCTTGGGCTTACCCATTAATAATAAACTCTTTTCTTAATAGATTTAACCATCAAGTCTAGTCTCTCGTAAACCTCAGCCATCTCTTCTTCAGAAAGACCATGGGTCATTGTGTTAAAGTTATTATTACCCATAAGTAAATCTAACTTATGCTGAAGAGCCGCATTCTTTTTCTCAAGTGCGATAATCTTATCAGCGAATGATAGCTTTTCTTCTTCAGGCATAGATGAATCTACCTTAGTTTGATTGAAGAACATCTCTTTCAAGGTCTCATACATATACTTGTATTCTCTTTGTTGCATAGCATAAGGGAACACAACTTCTATGTTGTGCATTACAGTCGCATGAGTCCTGCCAATTACCTTGCCAATCAATGTGTATGTGGCTGGGGTATTGTTGTGGTCATACAAATCTCTACCTAACTTGCAGAATATAGCTCTAGCATAAGTAAGATCTCTATACCTATCCTTAGTATCTATCCTTCTGCCAATCTCTTTCTCAATTATTTTTTTTATACTGATTAACGTGTTTTTCATAAATTTCGGTCATTATGTCTTTAAATATCAAATCACTAACTCTTGAATGCTCATCGTGTGTAAGCACTATCTCGTCTTCTCTTTCGGTAACTTTTTCAGCCTCTCCAAATCTATGAGCCATTACGTCTTCTATAAAGCCTATCGCCATCTTAATGCCATGGCAAGCCTCGTATTGACCTTGCTCTTCTAGTATCATTAAGGCATCTTCATATAAACTAAAATCATTATAAATAAGCCAAGCGTTTAATGTTGCTAAGTATGTGGCGTTTGACACGCCATGCCAAGCCTCTGCATCGTAATTATAAAGTTCCTCTGATAACATAGTTTAAAACAAAATCTTCTGAGTTGTCGTTATTTATAAAAGCCTCTTTGTAGTTTGCTATCGCAAGAGATAAGTCTGAACCACCTCTAGACAAAAAGAACTCGCTACAATCAAATATACCAATATCTTTTGACATCTTGTTCACCACGATAAATATAAACTCACTAGCCCCAAATAACTCTAGATACAGATAAGCCTGAAGCCCATAATTGAAATTCTTTGCTGAGTAAGAGAAATCAGAAATATCGCTAGAGGTTGTCTTGATGTCAATGATTGTTCTTCTGTCTTTAGTGATCGCATCAGCCTTGCCTCTAAATGGGATACCATCTATCATCTTAATAGCGGGAACCTCATAGTCGCAATCTGACAGCAAGTAAGCCGCATCTCTATTCTGTGCAACTGCATTAGCAATCCAAAAAGCATTGTTCACCTCAGACTCTGTGTAAACCTCAAGACCATTAGCTACCGCATCTTTATAAGCCTTGTTAGTTTTGTTGCCTGATACAATAGATAAATCAGTTAGCTTATGAGGCTCTAGTATGTGCATGTGGACCAACTTACCGTCTCTTAATGGCTGAGTATCCTCAGAATGCCTTAAACTAGCCAAGTAAGCCTTTGGAGACTTAAGTAGAGGCTTTGCTGATGAACTGCTAAGAACCTTATCTTTTAGATAGCCATAGTAAAAACTATCGTCATCCATCTTAGCTAGTATATCAGCCTCTTTCCATTTCTCTCCGTTTAGTAATGTAATCATTTATTCTGTTTTAATTTTATTTCCAAATGATACTGACGTCATGTGGTATTTCTTTTCTTCAGCAATTCTGTCGCTTCTGTTCTCTGCGGGTAGTCCCGTTATAGGATTGATACCATAATTCCACCAATCTCTTTCTTCCATCATTATTCTTCTTTAATAAAAACTCCGTTTTCTGTTTTACCTTTTCTATCTTTAATCTCTTCCCAAGCGGCTCTGAGGCATTCTGTTGGATCAATGTTGTTCTGCCAAGCCAATATAATTAGCGTAACAAAAGAATCTCCAATGCCATCTTTAATAAGCCTCTTGTCGCCTCTAGCGATAGATGCGGCAGTCTCGCCTACCTCCTCCATCACTTTCAGCATCTGCCTAGAAACATTCTCTTTCTTAATTAGGTCTCTTGATTCTGCCCATAGCTTAACTGAGTACGCTATGTCATCAAATGTTGGTTCATCCATTTCGTGATTACTACAAGGTGTTTTCATAAGTTTGGTGAATTAAATCACTGAATATATAGTTATTTGGTGAATCTAGAAGTTTCTTACAACTATGCTCACCAAGAATAAGAAGATGCCAATAACGCCAACTAGCGTAACCATCTCTGCAAAGAAATCTAATTTCTTAATTAGCTCTTCGTACTCTTTTTTGTAGTCTGGTTCTAGATCTATCATGGCTTCTTGCTTTCTCTCCATTGAACAGAACATACAGCAAGCCTTTGCTCTGTCATTGGAAATTCTTTAATCATTACTGAATCTGACATACATCTTTGCATGAATTTTTCCAAATTCTCCATGCTATCTGGCTTAGGTAATGGCATAGCTTTAAGATTAATTGTTTAACTCAATTTCCCTTGCGGCATCTCTTCTAGCTCTGACAAACTCAATCTCCCGTCTGAGGTAGTCCATAGCCTTCTCTAGATCCTTTACTTCGTCATCCTTCTTTCCAGCCCGAACAACATACTTGATGATGTTGCCTCTTGTAAAAGAAAGTTGATAATGCTCGGCAAAGTCAATGACATCATAGCCCTTGCCATTTTCATAATGTAATACGCTGCTTCTCATATAATTTATTTTTATTCAAATATATTGAAACAATGTTTATAAGTCAAGTTTTTTAACAAGAAATTACCAAATGGTATAGATGTTTTATGTGATCATAAGAAACTTTGACCAACTCATCCTTCTGTCCCCACTTAGACCTATTGTAATACTTAAGAAAGTCTCTAGAGTTCTCTGTCTTCTCAGTAACATTCTGCTCAACAAATTCTAAAAGCTCTACCCTCTTGAATAATTTAAACACGTTTAGATCCTGAAAGTGAAAGGCTATCCAGTCAGCTTCGCCTTTAAGCCAACCATGATAGCCTCTAGTATTCACCGTCTCAAGCCATATAGAGTCAAGCTTACGCTTTCCTTTGACATCTACACTACCCATGCCAGTATAGAAATCTATATGCTTATATTTATCATCTGATAGAGAAGACTTCTCAATCAATATGTCCATACTCTTGAATAGGTTTAAGAAGACATCTTCAATGTCTCTGCCTACTCCCCAACTATGTGCCCATCTACCATCTGATATTTGTTTGGTTTTCATCTATTGGTACGATTCAAAATACTGCTTCAACTGGTCGTAAGTTGACTTTAAACAAGACCCACAAGATGTAACCTTTTTATTCGCTCTAAAGACACGATTGTAAATTTTGATAAGCATAACCTTATCTTCTCCGCTAACCAAGTTTCTTGGCTGGGCATAAAATTCAGATAAGAATTGAAACTCATCTTCCTTTAAACACTCAGGCTTTCCATAGCGGAACATTTCATTGAGCCTCTTCTTACGCTCATCACATCCGCAATCTTCACCAGCTAAAAACTTAACCGCCGCCTTGATGCCAGTAGCCTCAGTAATCTGCTCAATAGTGTCTCCAAGTCCAGCAGGTTGCTCCTCAAACTTGGCAACCCATTCTTTGTACTCTTTAGTCCTTTTGTCTAAGCTTGAATAGTAAGCTTCGTTTTTTTCATTCTGTTCCATATTAATTAAATTAAGTTGTAATCTCCATTTTTAAAATCTTCCCAGTCTTCTGAGAATTTATCTTTTAGTATTCTCTTATTTGTTCTCATGCTATTGAATATGCTAGTCAGGCTGATGCCTGACCCACTTGCAATATCTCTCAAGCTATAATCTGACTTTAGATACTTTTCAGATAAGATCCTATCGTATCTATGCCAAGTTCTCATCTCATCATTTATCTTAGACACTAGCTTATCAAAGGCATCTTCCATAGCTTCATCAAAGTAGAACTTAGTCTCGTCCTCATCAATAGCATCATCTTCTCTAATCTCAAAACAAACTACTCTACCTGATGACTTCAAATGTGTGCTGTACATATTTCTAAGCACAACATACATAAAGAAGGTATTGACCTCTTCATCATTGTACATGATACGCTTCTCATCCTTTATATAATCGTACATCCTTATATAGAATGATTGAACTATATCATTGGCTGTGTCATAATCGGCTCCAAAGCCTCTGACCATTTTAAGCCAAATCTTGTGGTTGTTTGCTAAGAGTTCAAGCATTTGATATGTATTAAGATGCAATCTTTGTCTGAGTAGTATTTCTTTACGTTGTCCATTGATACAACATTTTGATCCCTCTCCCACACAAGACCCTCCATAGCATCAAATAATGCTTTGTTTAAGTTGTCGTGTAAGTCAGGCTTTGTTACCTTATAGTGTAACTCTCCGTTGTCTCTTTTCTTTTTAGGGAAAGATTTGGGATATTCAAACACATAATGCAACATCGCGATAGCAATTTCTGAATCAGCTTTAAAAGCGACAAAGCCATCAGGGATTTGGTCCCCAATGGCTCGCCTTAACTGCTCCTTGTAATCAGCTATCTTTTTGGGCTGATAGGTCCTGCCAAACCTAGTAACCCTTACTGATTGGTGCGGAACCGCTTTTATTGGTATATTTAGTTTTATTTCCACCTATTAAGTCTAATACATCTATATCTTGATTTGCTACTTCAGGCAAACCTACCGAATTTACAAAAAAACTAAAGTCATCAAAAGATTTTCCTCTACTATTTTTGCATTTTACATCAATTAAGCTAAAATCAAACTCATTTCTTGATAATTGTATCTCAGTTTCACACTTTTTCTGCAAAGCTGAACCTAAATGTCCCGTTGGCTTTGTAGATCCCCAATTACTATGGATGACCGTAATTATGTGACAATTATACTTTTCAGTCCAATACATCAATCTTTGGACAACTCTGTTTGATTCATCTATATTATTCACATCGCTGACCAAGTCAGCAATACCATCTATAATTACTAGACCTAAATTATCAGATGTTCTGATAGCATAGTCTATAGCCAATAGTCTCTCTTGAGACGATAGTCCCCTAAGTCCGTAAGTGCGGTAGCACTCGTTGTCCAATTCACACAAATCAAGAACTCTCCTGAAGGTCCTCTGTGCGTGAAATCTTCCCTGCTCAGTGTCAAAGTGGTAAACACATTTTCCATCTCTATGTCCTTTTAATTTCCCAGTAAATCTATGAGCATTGCCTCCAAGATAAGACGCTGATAATAAGCTAACTAAAAATGTCTTATTATGTTTTGGAGGTGCCGCAATAAAACTAAAGTTACCATAAGTTCCAATCGGTGTTGGATAACTAGAAAATCCGTCTTTTGTCTTATAAGAATACTCTCCATAGCTTATGGCTATTGGGGGATGAGATACATGCTCATTAGGGTTAATAAAGCAAGATTCTAAGTAGTATTGAGAAACCAAGTCCGTTTCCACTTGCTTCTCATCGTATTCAATGTTCATTTTGTTTGTCGTTTGTGTAGGTAGTTAGGGGGAGTTTCCTCCCCCGCCACCTTAGTTGTTAGAATGGTAAGTTAATGTCATCAGAAGCGGCCTGCTGAGTTGCCACCTCCTTAGCAACTGAATTGATGTTACCATCAGTCCAAGTAACTTTACCATTTCCAACGTAATTTCTTGGAGATTTTGCTTGTCTCTGTTCAGCGGTCTGCGGATCATAGACAGATACATTGTCTCCAAACTGACTTACCTCGTCATTTACTCTAACGGTCAAGTTGTAGTAGTTTCCTTTTTTGCCCTTAACGATTTTACTTTTGTCCAAATTGTCAAGGTTCAAGCTTAAATTAATTAGTGCACTCATAGTTTTAGTTTAATAATAATTGTTCAACTTCTTTTGATAATGTATATTTAGATTTGATAGATTCAATAGAACCACCTTGGCTTACAAATAGTTTAGCTTTGTCAAACTTCTCACCGCTAGATGGCAAAGATTCTTTACCTTTAGCTTTAGGTTGGCTTGTGTCGTGGTCATTAGTTGAGTCAGGGTCTTTAGTGTCATCAATCAAGAACATACCACCCAAGGCATACTTTCTTGCGTAAGATGAAGATGAACCCGTACTTTGAGCAGGGTCCATACCCTTGCGGTCAGCATAGAATGCTTGACCTGATGTTTCAATAACTGGCTCTGACGAATCGCCAAATACCTTTACCGTAGCCTCTACATAAACCATACCTGCAATTTCTTGCAGTCTGTCTGTGATGATCATGTTTACGTTGTACTTACCTAGTATGGGTTTCAACGCCTCTAAAATATCCTCTTGGTTTCTATACTTGTACTTACCAAAAGAATTGAATTGTCCTTTAGGTGCCTTTAGTTCTGTCTGCACCTTTAGTAATCTTTCTTGCAATGTTAATGTTTCGTTTTTCATGCTTGCAATTAAGTTAAATCATTATTGTTATATATTTCTGATAATACTACCCTTTTGTAATCTTCAGGGCAGTTAGGGTCACATAACTCAAATAAGTATGTTTCCAGCTCACTGATGCGTTGTTTTAGACTAGCTTGCTCTGATAGCAAGGCATCAATCCTAGCTTGTTTAAATGTTAATAGTTCGTGCATATCCGTTTATTTTTGTCAAACATACTACTTATTTTTATCTAAGCAATAATTTTAACAAACTTTAACATTTTAGACAGCAAAGGGGCCGAAGCCCCATTTACCGCACAAACAAACGAAAAGAAAACAAAACACAAGATCACCAAAGGTATAAAGAAGGTGATTTTAACATATCGGTATCAAAGTAAACTACATCTCTGCTAATAGCAATTCTAGTTACGCCTTGTTCAATTAAAGAGCGAACAAGCTTCATTCTCTTCTTGGGACCTACACATCTTATTCTGATGGCTTGACCAATGCGATGACTATCGTTAGATAATAATCCCATCTTATCAGCATAAGTCTTTGATGTATATCCAAGAACTATATTAGGTATAAAGTCATATCGCTTCGCTGCTCTGTCTAAAGCAACTACTGGCTCTCTTTCCATAAAGCGATAACCGCTACCACGAACATCAGGGCTGTCAAACATGGACCATCTTAAGACAGATAATCCTTCTGTATCAAACTGATCTTCTTTACTCATGCGGTAAATATAAGTAAATCTTTTTTAATACGCAACTTGAAATTGTCAAAAAAAGAACGTAACTTTACACCGTCTTCAGACAGCCACTTAATCGCAAAGGGCCGCAGTGAAAACGAAGGCACTTTGTCGGAAGACTTATAAAGCACTACGTTTGCAGGGATAAGTGTGCTTAAAGGTAAGACTTAACCTCTCTTCTAACAAGCAATATAAGTAAGATAAATAAGCCAAGCCATACTAGTGGCATATAGTTTATTCTTTTAACCTGCTTTTCAGATTGCTTATTCTCTACCGTAGTAGATTGCTTTTTATCTATATCCGTAACGATAGACGTATTCTTAGCCTCTATAACGGAGTCTTTTCTTTTTCTTAATACAATCTTCTTAGCGTTAGAGAAAGTCTGTGTAACGCCTCCTAAATTAACCTGAATAGGCTTTAATGAGTCATTAGCTATTACTTCTATTTCGTATAAGCTACTTACAGATATAACGGAGTCCTTTATGGACTCCTTTATGCTGGTTGATTCTGCTATTTTTGTCTGTTCAACAGACGATGTTTTATTAACCTGCTTCTTTACTGAGCAGGACGATATACTAAATATCAGTAAAATAAAGAGTAGCCTCATCGTGTCTTCTTGTAGTTAAACCTTTTAATACTTTACCTCCAGCCTTATTCCATTTCATAAACTCATTGACTATGGATCTATCGCATGGGTCAACATTTACTTTCTTGAGCAATGTAGATTTGTTTAAGTTGCCACATCCTAGATTGTAAGTAAAGCTAACTAGTGCGTCAAACTGATTCTGATTTATATTTGACTTTACTGCATTTAAAACACAATCTTCAAATTTCTTTAAAGTCAGGTATAGCAAAGTCTCTGCTGAGACTTTGTCTATCGCATTATCAGTCATTTTAACTCGCTTACCGTCTGGGTAGTATGTACTGCCATAGCCAATAGTAGGCACACCAGCAGGACATAGATAAGGTTTACTTCTAAAACCTTCGTGCTTCTTTATTATTTCTAGACCTTGTTTAGATACTTTCATAAAACATTAAACAATGTAATTACAATGTGATTACAATTCTTTGTCTTGATTCTTCTTTATTAATGCTTTGATGCCGCTCTTTAGATCATCAGGGGCTAAGAACAAAGCAAGTGAGATAAGAAGCGTTCCAAAGAAGATAGTAGTATCACCATCCTTTTCAGTCAAGTAGTAGAAGTTCCCTATTAGTAGCATAAAGCCTAATATGGTTGTCGTAATCCCTTCTTTAAAGTTCTTTTCTAATCTGCTCATTGTTGAATGTTTTATACGATGGTAAATTTCATCATTAATTACTCTTGTGCAAAATATGCACTTACCTATCTTTCTTTAGTTGGTCTAAGTCTTTTAGTATTCTTTCTCTGTGTAGCTTATAGTCAAGTATTTCACCTTCTAAGGTTCGTATGTCTGGAAATACATAGGTGTTTTGATTATATCTAAGAGACTTTGTTTCGTTCTCCAGGTCAGCTATCCTTTTCTCTAGCTTGGTATAAAGCAATACAGCTCCACCTACCACAATGACAATCTGAATAAGCCATTTGATGTTTATACTCAATGAAGAGTCATCACTTAGCTTTGGCAGACTCTCACCCATTCTTCATCTTGCGTTTTACCCAGTAAAATAGCTCCTTACCTATAAGGCCAAAAAAACCTCCAAATAAACCAACAAGTGCAGCTTGTAATAAACCCATCATAGATACCGCTGTTGCAGCGGTGAGAATATAGCCGCTAACGAATGAAATTTTCTCGTCCAATGCCATTGTGTTTTTCATATATAAAAAAAGAGGGGCTAACCCCTCTTTTGTCTAGTTAACCAATAAGGTAACTAACTATGCCTCCTCTTGTTGTACTTCTTCAACAACCTCGGTATATTCACCATCTTTGAGGTCCACGTTGATTTTTCCATACTTCTCTTCAAGAGTTTTCTTGGTCTCTTCTTGAGCAGATTGAATTGAAGCAAACATGTGCAATAGCTCATGCTTTTTTAGTTCAATAATGGCTAAGTCTTGCATAATAGCACCCTTATCCTTTTCTTGATCCTGAAGAGTTTTTAGCTCTTCTTCAGTAATTTTTGCCATATTTTAAAGCTTTAAAGTTAACGCTACAATATACAAAAATTATTCTACAATAGGTTCATCTGTCACATTTTCAGCAACTTGTTCTTCAACTGGCTGAATGACTGGTTTTTTTAATTGCAACGTCACAACTTTTGGCGCAACAAGATCTTCAATTTGTTTGTCTAAGTTGGCTTGCATTTGTTCCACATCCATAGCTGCTGAAATCCAAGAGATAACATCATCCTCTGTCAAATCCTCAAAGGCAACAAAGTTCTCTGGGTTAGGTGAACCTATTGACTGAACACCAATCATTGATACGCTGTGTTCGCCTTCTGT